GAAGTAGGAGGGCGCCATGCCACTGACAAAAAAGCAGATGAAGATTGCCCGTGTGGCAGAGCCTCGTGACAAAATCACTGGTGAGGACTTTGCGGAGCTTCGCAAAAATAGCAAAGCAGACGGCGGCATCGTCATGTTCAATGAAGGTGGCGAAGTCACATCTACAGAGCCAAGGATCATTGAGTTGGAAGAAATAGCAGAGCTTGGCAGTGAAGACGCGGCAGAGATTGCAAAATCTGATCTGTTTAAAGAGCGAGACACGAAACGATTGGACAAGTCTGTTCGAGTGTTTAGTGAGGGCATGAGCGTCAACGCACCTGGCATGAGCCGTGGTTCTGGCGCAGCACTGACAGGCAAGAAGTTCAGCGGCACATTTTAATTGTCCGATGGATGTTGCAGACTTCGCAAAATATGTTTATAGGTTGTTGGAACAGCGAGAGGAGCAAATCGCTGACATTTTAACATCTGGTGGTGTTCAGAACTTTGATCAGTACCAGCGGTTGGTGGGAGAAGTACAGGGACTTGTCTACGCCAAGGAAGAAATCAAAACCCTGCTGGAGAGAAACGTAGACGATGGCGAAGACATTATACGTTCCTGATCATATGGCTAAATCAAAGGAGCCAGTATCCTCTGAGAGTGCCTATGTCGAATCAGACAAAAGAGTATTAGACCCAAACCTTCTTGATAAATCATTGAAAGAACGCTTGCCACAACCTACTGGTTGGCGGCTTCTTGTTATGCCGTATCAAGGCAAAGGTAAAACAGAGGGTGGCATTCTAATACCTGACCAGGCACGAGAGCGCGAGGCACTGGCTACCGTGGTGGCCTACGTCCTCAAGCTAGGTCCACTCGCTTATCAAGACCCCAATAAATTTGGTGATAATCCAGATCCTTGGTGTGAAGAGGGTCAGTGGGTTTGTATTGGTCGCTATGCTGGATCCAGATTCAAGATCGACGGAGGCGAGGTTCGTATCATTAACGATGACGAAGTGATCGCCACCATACTTGAACCAGACGATGTGAAGCATGTCTAAGGAGGCGATCATGGCAGAACCCGAAGTGCAAGTTGCTGAAGAAGAGGTTGAGGTCACCGTTGAGACAGGACAAGGTGATACTCCAGTTCAAGAATCCTTAGACTTAAAAGATTCAGAACAGCCGGAAGTTTCTGTAGAGGAAACATCTGATGCTGACGAACTTGATAGTTACAGCAAGGGTGTACAGAAGCGCATCAAGAAGCTGACTGAGAAGTATCGTTATGCCGAGCGCGACAAGGAAGAAGCTGCTCGACTTGCTGATGTCTTGAAGAAAGAGAATGAGCAACTCAAGACTAAGCTCAGTAATCTTGATCAAGGTTATCTTAGTGAGTACGGCACTAGGATTGACTCACAGCTTGCGACAGCTAAACAGGCATATAAAGAAGCGCATGATCGAGGTGACGTTGACGCGATGTTTGACGCGCAACAAGCACTCTCCAAGATCTCCATTGAACAGGAGCGATTCCGTCTCGCTAAACAGCGACAGGAACAGGAAGTTCCCGCACAGGCGCCGGTGCAGGCACAAGCAGAGACCGCATCGCCAGTCACAAAGCCAGACCCCAAAGCTGAGAAGTGGGCGGAAAAGAACGAGTGGTTTGGCGAAGATGAGATCATGACACAAGCCGCGTTTGTGATTCACAACAATCTTGTGAACGACGAGGGGTTTGACCCCACCGGCGAAGACTACTATGATGAATTGGACTCTCGTCTAAAAGCTCGTTTTCCAAACGAGCTTGGGAGTTCTCAAAACGGGGGAAGTACAAGGGTCGCCTCGGCTTCTACTTCCGCATCCCGCAGCAACAAGCAGGGGCGCAGGACTGTCAAGTTGTCACCATCACAAGTAGCTATGGCTAAGAAACTTGGTGTTCCTCTTGAAGAATACGCTAAGTATGTAAAGGACTAAGCTATGAGTGACACAAGACAACCACGGTCAGCACAGACACGCGAGAAAACAACGCGCAGAAAGCCTTGGGCACCACCCAATCGTTTAGAGGCACCTGATGCACCTGATGGTTACAGGCATCGTTGGATCAGGACAGCACTCAGAGGTGAAGACGACAAGATGAACGTCCACGCGAAACTTCGTGAGGGATGGGAACCAGTCAGAGCCGACGAGTATTCTGGACAGGACTATGCTGTGATCACTGATGGTGATCATGCGGGTATCATCGGAAACGGTGGGTTGATGCTATCAAGGATCCCTGAGGAGACAGCGCAGGAAAGAACCGAATATTACCGTGATCGGACACGCGAACAAATGACTGCTGTGGATCAGGACTTAATGAAGGAGCAACATCCTTCGATGCCTATCACTAATGAGAGGCAAAGTCGTGTAAGTTTTGGAGGCCGCAAAAGCGACTCCAAGTAACCATAGTATGAGAAGGAGTATATTCTCATGGCGAACATCAATGGAGCCTTCGGCTTAAAGCCGTATGGGATGCTGGGGTCAGCACCCAACTCTGTTGGTACGACTGAATATCGCATCGCGTCTGATAACTCCAATGCACTATACCAAGGACAACCGGTTATTCCGATTGCCGCTGGTGTGATTGACGATCTGCAAGCTGCCGCTGGCGGCTCAGTGTCAATTGTTGGTGTGTTCAACGGATGTGAATATGTCAGTTCTACCACCGGAGAAAAAGTTTTCTCGAACTACTGGCCTGGTTCTGGCGCGGATTCTAACTTCCCCGTCAAAGCCTTTTTGTATGACGATCCTTCAATGCTGTTTACAATTGCAACGTCTAATGTGCAGTCCGGCAACGATACCGAAGCCGAACTTCGCACGGCAGTGTTTTCTAACATTCAGCTTGCGAATGGTAACAGCGGTTCTACCGTCACAGGTAAATCCTCTGCTACTGCGGATCTGAATACCGTCGCTACCACCAACTCACATGCTCTGCGTATCATGGGGATTCTTGATGATCCTGAGAACGCAGACTTTTCGGCTGCTGGTATCCCACTAATCGTTCGTATAAACAACCACTTCAATGCTCCTACGGGTAGCATTGCACAGGGCACTGTTTCTACGACGGGCGTATAAGGAGGCTCAGTTATGGCTATTTCTCGCGCACAACTGGCGAAAGAGCTGGAGCCTGGCCTAAATGCTCTGTTTGGAATGGAGTATGACAGGTATGAAAACCAGCACGCCGAAATCTTCACCACCGAGTCCTCAGATCGAGCATTCGAGGAAGAAGTGATGTTATCAGGCTTTGGAGCCGCTCCTACTAAAGAGGAAGGTTCCGCCATCAGTTTTGATGATGCCAACGAAGCATTCACCGCTCGGTACAATCACGAAACCATTGCTCTGGCATTTTCGATCACAGAAGAAGCCGTAGAAGACAATCTCTATGATCGTCTGTCTTCGCGTTACACTCGTGCTCTTGCCCGTTCAATGGCTCACACCAAGCAGGTCAAAGCTGCCTCAATCCTTAACAACGGCTTCACCGCTGGCGCATTTGCCGGTGGCGACGGCAAGGCGTTGATGGCAACTGATCACCCGCTTACTAACGGTGGCACGTTTGCAAACGAGCCTAGCACTGCCGCTGATCTAAACGAGACCTCTCTTGAGGACGCTCTGATCAGCATCGCTGGCTTTGTTGATGAGCGTGGTCTGAAGGTTGCTCTTCGTGGAATGAAACTCGTGGTGCCGCGTCAGCTACAGTTTGTAGCCGAGCGTCTCATGGTTTCAAACCTCCGCGTTGGCACCGCAGACAATGATGTAAACGCCATCCGCTCAATGGGTATGTTGCCTGACGGGTACACCGTCAACGACTTCCTGACGGACACGGATGCGTTCTTCATCATGACCGATGCTCCTCGTGGATTCCTTCACTTTGAGCGTGTGCCTCTGTCTACACAGATGGAAGCAGACTTCGACACTGGTAACATGCGCTTCAAGGCTCGTGAGAGGTACAGCTTTGGCTTCTCCGATCCGCGTTGCGTATTTGGTTCACCAGGCGCATAACCCTAGTCCTCCAAGCTGGGTTGAAGGGCGGCTTTTCAGCCGCCCTTTTTTCTGTTAGCTTGATTATACCTTACGATATGTAGTTCCTCCCTAAACTCGGAGTCGCGCAATTTGCGACTCCATCTTTTTTCGTGTATGCTTGTGACATCCCTGACAGATCCAAGGTGGATCTGACACTAGCCACGACAGGAGATCTACATGGCTACCACTACCTTTTCAGGTCCAGTCCGTTCCAAAAGCGGATTCAAAGTAATTAATGAAAGCACCACCACAGGCGCGATCACTGAAACTGGTTTTTCTGTGAACGCCACTGGTCAGCTTATCTCTATGGGAACTCGCAAAATTCAATCTTTTGCTGGTTCTTTGGCGGCTACTGACGCAGCGTCAACCGCTTATGCAGACGGTGATTGTCTCGTTGAGTTGGGCACTTTGAATGTTGATGCGCCGGATGATCTGGTCACCCCCAGCAAAATCTTCATCCATCGAGCGTTGATTGGTATTACAACTGCTGCCGGTCAAACTCTGGCAGGAAACCTTGCTCTCAGTTCCACAAGTGGCACAGCCACTAACGCGGCTGTAAGCGGCACAGAGATTGTTGGCGCCGGTGTGACATCGTTCAACGAACAGCTAAGTGCTACGCAGTCAATCACTGAGATTGATATCAATTTCAATAATACTGCTGGCAACTATCACATCTTCGTTCCGAATGTGACCGCCGCTGTTGCAAATGTTCACTTGTACGCGCGAGCTACCACAACTGTTAACGCTGATATCACCGCCGGACGGTTTACCGTTGAACTAGAATACTCCGTCTACTAGGAGGATGTCATGGCTGGTGCTATTGTTGCAAAAACAGCGACTTCAACGGGTACGCTTTTAGGTGGGCGAACTCGATTGAAGTCGTTTGTTGTGCGAACCGCAAGCAGTGGTTCTCCCGCCGCCGTTTTTAGAAACGGAAGCGGATCCGGTACAACTTTGTTGTCCATGACGTTTTTGACGGACGACGATACTCAAGTGACCATTCCAGAGCATGGAATGATCTTTGAAGATGGATGTCATGTTACTTTGACAAACATATCATCCATCACAGCCTTTTTTGGCTGATCGTCATGGCTAGGAAACGAGATAAACAGCCGCCTCGGACTAAGAAATACTATCGCCCGACTAAGTCTGGCGCTGGTATGACCAAGGCGGGTGTTGCTCGTTATCGTAGAGACAATCCTGGTAGTAAACTTAAGACAGCGGTAACTGGTAAAGTTAAGAAGGGTAGCGCAGCCGCAAAGAGACGTAAGTCTTTTTGCGCTCGTTCTGCTGGGCAAATGAAAAAGTTTCCCAAAGCAGCTAAGAACCCTAACAGCCGTCTCAGGCAGGCTCGTAGAAGATGGAAGTGTTGATGACTCCAGAGGAAGTGTTAAGGCAATTAGAGAAGCACGAGGAGTCGTGTGACAAGCGTTATGCCGAGATTCAACGTCAGTTGGATAAACTTGACATGCGCCTGTGGGGCATTGCGGCCTTGATAGTAGCTACAGCTTTGGCAAATAGGTTTTTGTAGTGGCGATCAGCAGATCACAGATGAGTAAACAGATTAGTAAGCCAGGAGGGAAAAAGATGCCCAAAGACGCTTGTTATCACAAAGTAAAGGCTCGCTATAAGGTTTTTCCGAGCGCATATGCCTCAGGGGCTATCGCAAAATGCCGAAAAGTGGGAGCGGCAAATTATGGAACTGGAGGAAAGAGTAAAAAGTCTAAAAAGAAGACTCGCCGTTCTAAACGCAAAGGTAAGACCTTCTGATGAAAGTGAAAACGACAAGACCAAAGCGGAAGTTCCGAGGCAAGAAAGTGACTGGAACAGCCGTAGCTCGTGGTTGCGGGATGGTCTTACCAAATCGAAGGAAACGGACTAAAGGCGCGGTGGAGCAATCCTGATGGCAGTTAGGAAGACAAAAGCTGGACTCGCACTCAAGCGTTGGTTCAAGGAAGATTGGAAGGATGTTCGCACGGGCAAGAAATGTGGACGCCAGAAAGGAGAAAAACGTGGTGTCCCTTATTGTCGCCCATCAAAGCGGGTTTCTTCAAAGACGCCCAAAACAACGAAAGAGTTGTCTGCCAAAGAGAAGAAGTCGCGTATTTCGCAGAAGAAGCGGTTGGGACAACCTGCTGGTAAGCCTAGGCGCGTCAAGGCTGTACGCAGAAGAAAGAAGAAGTAATTGATGCAAGAGGCTGTGATTGAAGAGTTGAAAAGGTGGTCGGCCTCTGTCTTGGAAAAGACAAACGAAAACTACAATGGCCTGCCAGCTTGTCCTTTTGCGCGTAGAGCTTGGGCAGAAGACAAAGTGGGGTTTTTGTTCAAAGAAACAGATGAGTGGGACAGCTTGTATTTGGCTATAGAAGACTGGGATGACTCAAAGGAAGTGGTCATATTGGTAGATCACTGTTACCCAGAATTAGATGATATGTATGCTTTTTTAGATGAGATGAACAAAGATATTGCGGATGGTGTGTTTGCTACCAAGGATATGTTTTTGATGGGGTTTCATCCAGATGCAGAGGATAACGATCTGTTGGACGATGAAATAGAGATGACTGATGAGGAGCCTTATGCAATGATCTTTTTGCAACGACTGAGTAAGTTGCAAGAGGCTTCAGATCAGTTGAGAGAGAAGGGTTACTATAATACTTGTGAAGATTATTATAACGGCTCTTCTTTATATCAGCAGCGGCAGGACTATTACAGGAGATTGAAATGCCAGGTGCAATGAAGAGAATGAAGAACGGCAAGAAGATGATGCGTGGCGGCGGCGCGGTTCGCAAGAAGGTGATGATGCGTGGCGGCGGCATGGTTGCTAAAAAGAAAAAGGCCGGTTTCCGTGGTGGCGGACGGGTTAAAGCAAAGAGATAAACTGATATGGCAACATCTAACTCCAGAGATTTTGATCTTGATGTAGCTGAGATCATAGAAGAGGCATATGAGCGGTGCGGATTAGAGGTTCGCACTGGTTATGATGCTCGAACAGCTAGACGTTCTATGAATCTGATGTTTGCAGACTGGGCGAATCGAGGTCTTAATCTCTGGACTGTGGCGCAAGGCACACAGGCATTAACGTCTGGCACAGCCACATACACGTTGACATCTAACTTTGCAGATCTTCTTGAGGTCATCGTAAGAGATAGCAGCAACACTGATTTGCCTTTGACCAAGATATCCAGAGGTGACTATCTCAACTTGACCAACAAGACTACGACTGGTCGTCCTACGCAGTATTTCTTTGATAGACAAACCACACCAACAATTACTTTGTGGCCTACCCCTAACGACTCTACGGAGACGTTGGTGTTTTATTACGTTAATCGCATACAGGATGTTGATACGCTTCAAAACACGACAGACGCGCCTTTTCGGTTCTTGCCGTGCATGGTGGCTGGTTTAGCGTACTACACAGCTATGAAGAAAGCGCCTGAAAGGGTACAGCTCTTGAAAGTCGTGTATGAAGAAGAGTTTCAACGAGCCGCAGATGAGGACGAAGATCGTGTGTCACTCAAGCTGCAACCTAGTATTCAGTATTTGAGAGTCTAATGGCTAGATATGCTTCAGGTAAAGATGCATTTGGCATATCAGACCGGTCAGGTTTTCGTTACCGGTTAAGAGACATGCGAGAAGAATGGAACGGTTCACTTGTTGGCTTTGATGAGTTTGAGGAGAAGCATCCTCAGTTAGAACCAAGTCGCGTGGTCGCAGACCCTCAAGCTCTTCGTAACCCTAGGCCAGACACTAGAAACATATTCAACGAAATAATTCGTTTTCCAATCTTTAACATTAACACTCTTAGTCATGAACTGTTGCCCTTTGCCAAAGGGGCAGTTGGGACCGTGACTCTTGGTGGAGATGTTGTCACTCCCATTACATCTGAGATCACAGGAGTATCTGCAACTGGTGCCGTGGGTACTGTTACGGCATCTGGTACTGGCGGCGTCACGATTGCAGCGACATACACTGTCACAGTTGCCTCTTATCTTGGTTATAATAAATATTACATTGACGGAGTCAGACA